TAAACAAAGTTTTAGAAGAACAAAAGGTTGAACTTGAAAAAGAATACGGTAAAATATCTATAAACCTAGAAACTGGTGAATATACCGAAATAACTGAAGAAGCATAATGGACTCAGCTATAAGAAAAATAAGTATTGGTTCTGATTACAAAAACGATGCTATGCACTATTCTGTTGGTCAGCAAGTTTATGGTGGTCATGAAATAGCATATATACTATTTAATGAGTCTGACGGCTCTTATAATATTCATATAAAGAAAAACAATGAAGTATTGCCTTGGAAAAAATTTAATTCTAACATGGCAATATCGGTTGAATACGATTTGGAATATTAATGAACTCATTATACGATTTTATTGTAAAGCCAGTAGGTGAAAAATATAGTAATACAGTAAAAGTTGGAGATAAAGACTTAATTGTTAACACTAAAATTGAAAACTGGAAGTTTGTAAATAGACTTGCTGAAGTTGTTCAAACACCTTTAGCTTTTAATACTGGTATACAAAAAGGTGATAAAGTTTTAATACATCAAAACGTATTTAGAACTTTTTATGATATTAAAGGTGAAAAGAAAAAAAGTAGATCATTTTTAAAAGATGATCACCATCTCTGTTCTTTTGATCAAATATATTTATATAAAAATAAAAATGGTTGGCATACTGTAGGCGAAAGATGTTTTGTACAACCGATTAAAGATAATAATGATTTAACGCTTCAAAAAGAAAGAAGCCTTGCTGGTATATTAAAATACGGTAATAAGTCATTAGAAGCTCTTAAAATAACTCCTGGAGATATTGTAGGTTTTACACCAAACAGTGAATGGGAGTTTTTAGTTGACGGTGAACGTCTTTATTGTATGAAATCTAATGATATTGTAATTAAGTATGAACGTAAAGGAGACGAAGAAAAATATAATCCAAGCTGGTCACAAAGCAGTTGATGAATTAATTAAAGTAGCTAAAGAACCAATTGTTGACTCAGATGATGATATTTCTGCTGATAGACTAAAAAATGCAGCTGCTACGAAAAAACTAGCAATATTCGATGCTTTTGAAATATTAACTAGAATAGAACACGAGCAAGATTTGTTAAATGATAAACCTAAAGAAGTTAAACAAGAAAAAACTTTTAAAGGTTTTGCCGAAGGAAGATCTAAGTAATGTATAATCAAACTCTTTACAAAGTACTTGACGATCACATACAACCACATACTATAGCTAAAAATAACAAAGCTAAAAAATGGAAGTATGGTTATAACGAAGATTATGATATTATAGTTATTAGCAAAACCGGTGAAATAGGTGAAATATATGAAATACAAAACCTAAAAATCGCATTACCAAAAGCTAAAAACATACATAAGTTTGAAAATAAAAAATGGACTCATATAAAATATCCAAAAGAACTTTCTAAAATAAAATCTGTATTTGATTGGGAAGAATATCCTTTGGATTTTAAAGAAAAATGGTACGATTATATAGATGAAGAATTTAATAGAAGAGAACAAGGGTTTTGGTTCTATAATAAGGATCTGGCTACTTACATTACTGGTTCTCACTATATGTACTTGCAGTGGTCAAAGATTGATGTTGGGAAACCAGACTTTAGGGAGTCAAACAGACTTTTCTACATTTTCTGGGAAGCTTGCAAAGCAGACGACAGATGCTACGGAATATGCTATCTTAAAAACAGACGTAGTGGATTTTCATTTATGGCTTCTGGAGAAGCAGTTAACCAAGCAACGATATCAACAGATTCTAGATTCGGTATATTGTCAAAGTCAGGACCTGACGCTAAAAAAATGTTTACCGATAAAGTCGTACCAATATCAGTCAACTACCCTTTTTTCTTTAAGCCAATTCAAGATGGTATGGACAGGCCAAAAACAGAACTTGCGTATCGTGTACCCGCAACAAAGTATACAAGAAGAAAGCTGGAAACAAATGAAAAGTTACAAGATATATCGGGACTTGATACTACCATCGACTGGAAAAACACTGGAGACAATAGTTATGACGGTGAAAAACTAAAACTATTAATACACGACGAAAGTGGTAAATGGGAAAAACCAAATAATATATTAAATAACTGGCGAGTAACAAGAACGTGTTTACGATTAGGTAGTAAAATTATTGGTAAATGCATGATGGGCTCTACGTCTAATGCTCATGACAAAGGAGGAAAAAACTTTAAAAAACTTTATGATGACTCGGACGTCACTCAGCGAAACGCCAATGGGCAGACTCGTTCGGGATTATATTCTTTGTTCATACCTATGGAATGGAATTACGAAGGATACATTGATGCTTATGGAATACCTGTATTCAATACTCCACCCAAACCAAAAGAAGGACCACAGGGTGAAAAAATAAGAATAGGTGTAATAGAATATTGGGATAATGAAGTAGAAGGATTAAAACAAGATCAAGATGCTTTAAATGAGTTTTACAGACAATTCCCACGCACAGAAAAACACGCGTTTAGAGATGAAACCAAACAATCTTTATTTAATCTAACTAAAATATACGAGCAAATAGATTTTAATGAAGATATAAAAAACTCTACAAACATAACAAAAGGTAATTTTATTTGGGAAAATGGAATACAAGATACAAAAGTATTATTTATGCCAAATAAAGACGGAAGGTTTTTAATAACTTGGGTTCCACCTGTTGATATGCAAAATAGAGTTATAATTAAAAATGGTATTAAATACCCAGGTAATGAAGAAGTTGGAGCGTTCGGCTGTGATCCTTACGATATATCTGGTACAGTCGATAAAAGAGGTTCTAACGGATCTTTGCATGGTTTGACAAAGTTCTCAATGTTTGATGCTCCTCCAAATCATTTCTTTTTAGAATATATAGCTAGACCACAAACAGCTGAAATATTTTTTGAAGACGTTTTAATGGCATGTGTATTTTATGGTATGCCAATATTGGCAGAAAATAACAAACCTAGACTATTGTATCATTTTAAAAGAAGAGGATATAGAGGTTTTTCAATGAATAGGCCGGATAGGCAAAGAAATAAGCTTTCTGTTGCCGAAAAAGAGTTAGGTGGAATACCAAACTCAAGCGAAGATATAAAACAAGCTCACGCGGCGGCTATTGAATCTTACATAGAAACACACGTCGGTTTAAAAGAAACCGGGTATGGTGATATGTATTTTCAAAGAACATTAGAAGACTGGGCTAAATTTAATATAAACAATAGAACATCTCATGATGCCTCTATTAGTTCGGGTTTAGCGCTTATGGCTTGTAATAAGCATAGATATGCCCCAAGCGCTCCGCTTAAATTTGAACCAGTTGATTTAGGTATAAAAAGATACGACAATACCGGACTTACATCTAAAATAATAAGTTAAATGAATATATATACTAATACTAGAAGCGCTTTTCCTAGCCAAGTTGTTAGCGATGAAGAAAAAGCTAGCTTAGAATATGGTAAGCAAGTTGCTCAGGCCATTGAAGGAGAGTGGTTTAGTCAAGGTAGAACTACAGGTAACAGATATTTGACTAATTGGAATAATTTTAACCAATTAAGACTATATGCTAGAGGAGAGCAAAGTATACAAAAATATAAAGATGAATTATCTATAAACGGTGATTTGTCTTATTTAAATTTAGATTGGACACCAGTGCCTATTTTGTCTAAATTTGTTGATATTGTTGTAAATGGTATATCTCAAAAATCTTATGAAATAAAAGCTTATGCGCAAGATCCTTCTTCTGTAAAGAAAAGAACTGACTACGCTTCTAAACTTTACGAAGATATGCTAGCTAGAGAGTATTTAGAAAACTTAAAGCAAACTTTAGGCATCGATGATTATCAATCACCAAGTGAAGATATTGTTCCTGAAACAAAAGAAGATTTAGAGCTTCATATGCAGCTTAGTTATAAGCAGTCAATTGAAATAGCTCAAGAAGAAGCTATATCAACTATTTTGGCTCAAAACAAATATGATTTAACTAGAAGAAGACTTAATATGGATTTAACCGTATTAGGCATTGCCGCGGTTAAAACTAATTTTAATACGTCTGAAGGTGTAACAGTTGATTATGTCGATCCAGCTTATATGGTTTATTCATATACAGAAGATCCTAATTTTGAAGACATATACTATGTTGGTGAAGTTAAGTCAGTTACAATACCAGAGCTTAAAAAAGAGTTTCCCAATATATCTAAAGAAGAGTTAGAATATATTGAAAAAATGCCTGGAAATAAATCTTATATTACAGGTTATGGAAACTATGATGACAACACTGTTCAACTTTTGTATTTTGATTATAAAACATATCAAAATCAAGTTTTTAAAATAAAGCAAACAGATCAAGGATTAATGAAGGCTATTGAAAAGCCAGATACATTTAATCCGCCCGAAAGTGATATGTTTGAAAGAGTTTCAAGATCTATCGAAGTTTTATATAGCGGTGTAAAAGTTTTAGGGACTGAAACAATGCTTAAATGGAAGTTAGCTGAGAATATGTCAAGACCAATGGCTGATACTACTAAAGTGCGTATGAATTATTCTATTTGTGCGCCAAGAATTTATAAGGGTAGAATTGAGTCTATTGTTAGTAAATGTACTGGTTTTGCTGACATGATTCAAATTACACATTTGAAACTTCAGCAGGTTATATCAAGAATGGTACCAGATGGCGTATATCTTGATATGGACGGTTTAGCTGAAGTTGACCTTGGCAATGGCACTAACTATAATCCAGCTGAAGCTTTGAATATGTATTTTCAAACAGGTAGTGTTATTGGTAGATCGCTTACTCAAGATGGTGATATGAATGCTGGTAGAGTACCAGTTCAAGAGTTAAATAGTTCTGGAGGTAACGCTAAAATATCTTCGCTAATACAGACATATCAATATTATTTACAAATGATACGTGATGTGACAGGATTAAACGAAGCTAGAGATGGTAGTTTACCTGATAGAAATACATTAGTAGGTTTACAGAAACTAGCTGCCAATGCTTCAAATGTGGCGACTAGACATATTACTCAGTCTAGTTTGTTTTTAACATTAAGTACA